AGCAGCGGAAGTTCTTCTGCTTCCACCTCCAGAGTGGCAAGCGGCCGAGAGAGCGGTGGACGAATCGACGTGGAGCGGGAACAGGACGGCAAGCACTTCAATGCCGAATTCGCACCAGGTAAGCGCGGATATGTAGACCATCCTACCGTCATCGTGGGCGAGGGCCCTAGAGGCAGAAGCAAGGAGTGGGTGGCATCGAATGCAGCCCTGGAGAATCCTACCATCGCTCCGCTCATCAATCTGATGGATGCGGCGCAGCGTGCCGGCCATATAAGAACCTTCGACCTGGGCAAGTATCTGATGGCCATGCAGGGCAGGGTTCTGGGTGGCAATATCGAGCAGGAACCCGCTCCGTACCCTCTCCGTACCCGCTCCGTACCAAGTCTTAGTGGGGCTGATTCCTACGTCGGGACGCAGGACTTTTTGCATCGTGATGCCGGAAATTCTGCGTCGGGACGTAAAAATGACGAGCTCCTGGAGCTGTTCAGGGAGCTTCGGACCAATGGAATCCGCGCCTTCGTATCGCTCTCAGACCTCGATGCACAGCAGGAATTGAGAAACCAGGCGAGAAAGTTTGCAAAGAAATAAAAATCTCCGAGACATGAAAATAACGAATCTAGATAAAGGAAAAGCCTACCAGCTTGGCGAAGGAGCCAAGCTGGAGGTAGAACGGACCAATCCGTTCTTCAATGATTACGGGGAGACGACCTCTCCGCTGGATATTCCGGCAAGCGACTACAACCGCATGATACTGGGATATCCCGACACGTTCGGCCTGAGAGAAAAACTGGTGGCAGCCAACGTAAGCATCGAGGATGGGGAATACTTTGCCCAGTGCAGGCAGATTATCCTCTCTGCCCAGCATAAGGGGAACATCTCTTCATCCTTCTACATCAACGACGGATCCTTCTACTCCAAGATACAGAACGTAAAACTGAAGAGCATTTTCAAGGACGAGATGGTACCGGGGTGTAGCACCATCGAGGAGTGCATCAAGTTCTGCAAGTCGCTGGTGGGAGGAAGCAACGAGAATTACGATATCTTTCCCGTTCTGCTCACAGATGACTCAGGCAAGGATGAGGGGTATAATTACAAGATACTGAACGGATATGGCGCCAAGCGGGATTTTCCGGATGCTACTGTCTGGAAGTTCAAGGACAGCGGAGGATACGAACAGGTGTCAGCCCCGGACGTCTACGACTTCAAGCTGTTCTGCTGCAAGAACGGAGACGGGGTAGACTGCTCCGTATTCCAGGGCTCCTATAACCGGGTGGAGTACGTCAACGAAATCCCGATCAGTCTTACTCCCGGTTATTACATTTCTCCCTTCATTCGTGCCAACTATGTCCTGAAGCGCGTGTTCAAGCACTTCGGGTATGAGCTGCAGGAGAATTTCTTTACCCGGACGGAACCGTTCAGAAAGATGGTCCTGGTGAACAATGTGATAGACGTAATGGTGAATGGCCACATCCGCATCGAGGACCTCCTGCCTGATGTCTCGGTATCAGATTTCCTCTCGGTTTTCAGAAAAAAGTTTCTCTGCGAGTTCGTATCGGACGAGGGAACGCACCAGGCAAACATCATCTTTCTGAGAGATGTGGTAGACAGTACACCGGTGGCAGATCTCACCAGCCAGATGACCGAAGAACCTACCTTATCCTATAAGACAGCGTCCGACTACAAGCGCGTGGTTTTGCGCAGCAAGCATCAGGCAGACAGTGATGCAGAAGACAGCTATGACGACCTGAAGGACATGGTGGCAAAGAATTCCGGAGCCTATTTCAATAAAGTAGACGGATGCTTCTACAAGGATGGCTATTCCGGCAACTATCATGTGAGGTCGAAGATAGGCGGGTGCTCGCAGAGTTACGATACCGGAGAGGATGATACCGACACCCAGGATATCGAGATACCTGAGCTTATACCGGAAGTACGCACCCTGCAGTATAGGCAGACCACCGATGATGACAGCATCAGCAGAGATATGGGCAGATTTCTTTATGTCGGCAACTATGCAACGCTCAATTCATCGATGAAGGTAGCTACCGAGGACAATTCAGAGAGTAGCGAGGATGCCGTCACTACACCTGTTATGCTTGCCTTCCCCTACGTATCAAGCGACGGAATGCCTTGCGGAACCGTGACAGCCTACGATATCCACTATGGGTATGGAGAGGGGAAGGAAGCCGACACTCAGGAAGGTCCCATGGAAAAGAAAATCTTTGATTACGCCCTGGTGTATAACGGGGATGACGGAATCTTTGAGAAGTTCTACCGGCATTACGACCTCCTTCTGAGGAATTCACTCCAGGAACTCAAGGTGAAACTGCTGCTCACCCAGTCGCAGAAGCAGAACCTGGCTTCCTATGCCAAGATTGTGATAAGAGGCGTGAGCTTCTTCTTCAACAAGTTGAAGTTTACGCTTGGCGGAAAAAGTGAGCCTACGGAAAGCGATCTCAGAACCATTGCCCTGACAACTCCCATCGAGGAAGCTGACCGTCTGATAGACGTGATGCCTGCCATGAGCTGCCAGTACAAATGGGTTGGCCATGAGAAGACGGTAGAGGCAACCAAGGATGCATACGAGAAGTCGGGAGGCGACAAGGACCGCACCTTCAAGATTATCTATCCTCCTCTTCCTTCAGCTGAGTATGTGGGGCAGAAATACGGTCTCCAGAAGTCTTATGTCAGCCAGAAGACCCGACATGCTACGATGTTCCGTCATTCGAAATGGGTGTATCATTGCACCACGGCATGGCTGGAATGTGTAAAGATCTAAAGGTAGTATCGTCCTTTGTCAGTAACCTGTATTATCTTAATTTTGCGTTATAACCAACCAAAATTAAAGATGATACAGGTTTTATTATATCCAGATGCTCTGAGCATGGTAGGCTCCATGAATGCCTTCGAGATATACAACAGCTCGAAGACAGACGTGGTTTTTGCACTTCGGTACCAAGGCTCAAGCACGAACATCGTTCAGCATACCTACACGCCGAACGACGAGAACCGGGTTACGGTATCCGTCAAGGATATCATCCTTCCCCTGCTCAGTTTTGACGTAAGGGATTCGAGCGAACCTTATGTCCAGCCGAACATCATGAAAGCCTTTGTGGCAACGGTCTATGAAGTGGGAAATGAAGGCAGCAAGAAGGAATTCTCCTTCTCCGTGATACGGGCAGGAGTAGACAGGCTGGCAGATTCCGCTGCGAATTTTCTGAAAAACAACTTCCTCACCTGGCAACCGCAGGTGAAGGCAGTGACCTATTATTCTCCGGAATTCCTCACCTACTATGCAGCTGCAGCTGGCACGGTAAAGTGTAAGGCGTATATGTGGAACGGGACGGGGTATACGGAGAAGGAAGTAACGCTGGCAAGTCTCGGGAGCGGCAACGTCTACACAATCCCTGTACAGTACGCCATCATCACCAAGGCTGTTGGAGGTGACGTGCAGCCATCCTACTATGATGTCTGGGTGGAGCAGTCAGGAGAACGTGTTACCTACGTGCAGCGCTATTACGCCAGCGACATGAAGAGCGAGGAGGAGGAATGGTTTCTCTTCGAGAATTCGCTTGGTGGCATTGACTGCTTCCGGGCATACGGCAACAGCGAGAATACTGCAGAACATACACATAATGTGGCAGAAATCGAGGAAGATTCGGAGGAGTATCGCGTGGATACCACCAGAAAGTTCAAGAAGAACACCGGATTCCTGGACAAGAAGGAGCGCCAGTGGCTGCTCGATTTCTTCCCTTCTCTAGGCAAGTATGTCTACCATGGTAGTTCGCTGAGAAAGATAACCGTTATCGAGAGTGATGTGAACTACGAGGCGAAGGAACTGCCTTCAGACTATACCTTCACCTACAAATATTCAGATGCCCGTCCGTACCTGAATCTTTCCCGCTCGGAAGCAGGAAGCTTCGGGCAAATGGATATTCATCTCCCTGATCTGGGAAATTTTACTATCGCCCCGCGCTTAGTTGAATGCTCGAGACTTACGCTTAGCAGCGGGGCTCTCTTTCCTGTACAGAGCCCTTATTCGGAAGAATGGGGTGTTACCACACTGGCAGCCATCCTGGAAAGTCTGGTGGGAAATCTGTCGGACTCCTATTCTGGCGGAGGTGGAGTAGGACACCGCCACAATAACATGGAGGTGCTGGATGCGCTGTCTGAATTCAATGGCTATCTCCACTTGCTGGACAAGAAGATAAAGGCAGGTTTTGCCGATGAAACCGATGATTTTTCAGAAAACGGCAAGGCTAGCATGAAGATTCTCCGCAAGGATATTGCCGATGTGGCAGAGAAGCTGATCCGGTTTGCCGAAGGCGCTAGATTTGGCGACTTCGTGTCAGGAATTAATGGCGGAAAGGGTGCTCAGATAGATGCCCTTGGAAACGCCGAGGTGGAGAGTATCACTGTACGCTCGTATATGAAGGTGATGGAGCTGATCGTGAACCGTCTGAGTGCACTGGAAGGCGACCAGCTGTTCACGGAGAGTGACACCATCGAGAAGGTGAGCTATCTGGGTGATAACTGCTACGGTCTGAAGCTACGCTCTAAATATAAAGGCTATTTCACGGCACAGCACGTTAACAACGTGCTCAAGGGCATAGTCAATAATGTTGCCGTTGCAGCGATAGAAGGGAGCGAGGTATCCTATTATACCTCATGGATGCGGGTGAACAGCGTCAATACCGCGACCAACTACATCGAAGTTTCGCTCTACCCGGACGATGAGGTCCCTGCCGGTAAGAATTTTCCTCCTTGCGAACTCATGAATATCGCAAGATGGGGAAACCAGACAGACGAAAGCCTTCAGCAATGTTTCTATCTGTCCAGTTCTGAAGGCAGGATAGTGAAGCTTACGGGAGTGACCAAGCCTATCCGGGAGAACTGGAACTACGGCATGGTGTTCGGAGATATGCCATCCTTCCTGAAGGAGCTGAATTTGCCATTAGTGAAGGGTCGCGACTATATGTATGCAGCCGGCATCATTGCGCAAGACTTCATCCAGATAGATTACCAGGGTAAGCCCGTGGTTACTTATGTAGATAGAGGACCATGGAACGCTGAAGCGAAGTACTACTGCATGGCTCTTAACGAGGAGACTGGGAAATATGAGACTTCGGATGTATGGTATACCGGCTGTAAGTGGAGATGCCAGAAGACGGGTACGCATACCGAACCCCGATGGAACAATACCGACTGGGCAATGATAGAAGGCAATCCTGCCTTTATGGTAGACTTCCAGGAATCGGAAGCAGTCTACGACTTCGACAACTTCATCGCTCCGCTCACCATCGTGGCAACCCTATACGGGCAGGATATTACGGATGATATCCTCGATGCGGACGTAGCCTGGACCAGATATACAGAGAATTCACAGGGAGTGCAGCGTGTGGCGTCGGATAATATCTGGGCAGAGAAGCGGGGAAATGCGGGTAAGGCTATCGTTCTCCTCAAGGATGACCTCTCGCTGGATAGTGATGGCGTTCCGAAAGTGATCCGGTTTACTGCCACCGTCACACTGAGGGATGGAATGAACAATGAAGCAGACGTGCAGTCTGTATCTTTTGAATATCAGAAACTATAAATGCAAAAAATATGAAACAGAAAAGATTCGACTTCAAGTATCAGCCGCTGCAGGTCAGCATATCGATGATATTGGTCGGTGGCGTCCCGAACAAGCAGACCTACGATGCAGATTCCGGCGAATACGCTCCAGACTATTCTCTCGTACCGCTCTGCATCAAGCCGGTTATCGGCATCATCGACAGAGACCGCATTCTGACAAGCGGTTGCGTCAATTCGCAGCTTGTCGATGTATCCTGGAGAAGAGTGATAAACGGAGTTCCGGAATCGGCAGCGCTTGAATCTACAGCCGGGAAGTATGTAATCACGACCAGCGGAGACGATAACGGCAAACTAGCCTGGTACATCAATGCCCAACCGCAGGCGAAGATTACACTCAACTTCAGAGCATCGTATCTAGACGGCAGAACCGGCCATGTATACAACATTGACAAGGATATCTCTATCGTCTGCAGAAATGCTACGCACTATATGCCTACGCTCCTGTTGTCCAGTGGCAGCCGGTACTACAACCCATGCAGAGATGAAGACTCGCAGACCATCAAGGCATCTCTGCGTCTCGGAACGGAAGAATGCAGCTCCAGCAAGCGTGCTTTCGTGTGGGAGATGGCACGCAGTTCCGGGTATTTCTCTGCAATCACGGCAGATGACCTGGAGATAAAAATATCTGCAGACGGCACTACGGCAACGCTGGACCGTTCCCTGATGGGCGAGCAGATAACGATAAGGTGCAGGGCGAAGTACAGTCCGTCCGGCAATCCGGATGCAGTACAGCTTACAGATGCGTCTCCATCCAAGGTAATTACCATCTCAAGACGCATACCTCCGATAGACGCAGAGATCCTGGGAACGGTAGACAACCTGGAACCTGGAACGAGAAACATCAATCCGAGTGCCTACCTATATGATAATGTAGGGGAAATTCCGAACCCGACCAAGGAGATACTGCCATTATGGTACTTTGCGACGAACAGCCATACGAAATCCATCGTCTATGAGCAGAAGGGGCATGGTCTCAATCCTACCATACCTACTGCACTGATGGATGCCAAGCTTGGAGGTATCCTGCAGTTGGATCCTGTAATCCTCAACCCATTGGCGCTGCTTGTTGATGGAGACGGGAAGGTTATCGTAGATGGAGACGGTCGTGCTATCGTCTTCCATTAATTTTCAGAAAAACTTTAATTATTATAGTATATATGGAAAGATATGTAAAAGTGAACCGCAAGGTGGCAGAATTCCTGCACCTTGAGAATGACCGCACAATGTTTGCCGATGGCTGCTTCCTGCTCTGGATGCAGGACATCATGGTATTTGGAAGTCTCATCAATTTCCAGGGCATCCTTGCACAGATAGGCGCCGTGGCTCTCGATGGAGACGCAGCGAAGGAAGAGCAGGACGGTAAGTGTA